CCAAAGCGCAGAAGTCCCTGGCAGCCAAGGCCGACGACGAACTGAAGCTGGCGCTAGCCACCGCACTTAACGCACTCGATGAGGCAGAAACATGAGCTTGACCGACACCCTGCACGCCCGCCTGTTCGCACCACAGATCAAGCGCATCAAGGAAGAAACAGCCGCCCAACTCCTCGATGAGGTCAAGCAAGGCCACTGGCGCGCACTCTCGACCAGCACCATCGAGCTACCCTACACCGAGCACCTGCAGAACCAACTCGACGCCATCGAAGCCTACCGCACCAACCCCATGGCCTCGCGCATTGTTGACCTGTCAATAGACTTTGTGCTGGGCCAAGGGGTACAGATCAGCGCCAGCCCCAAGTACGTTGACACCTTCATCAAGACCTTCTGGCATCACAAGCTGAACAACATGGATCACCGCCTGTTCAGCATGGCGCTGGAGATCGCGCTGACCGGCGAGCTTTTCGTTACCTTTCACGCCAACCCATACGATGGTATGACATACATCCGCACCATGCCATCAACCAGCATCAACGAGATCACACCGTCACCCAACGACCCCGAAACGCCACTCTCATTCGATCAGGTCGAGATCACCAACGTCGCGTCGCCTCGCACCTGGTATCCCGACCAGATGCACTACTACCGCTCACGTGAGATCACCGGAACACTGCGCGGCCAGGGCGACCTGCATACCGCCCTTCCATGGCTTCGCCGTTACAAGGACTGGCTAACCGACCGCGTCATCATCAACAAGTACAAGGGCGCTTACTTGTGGGACGTCACCTTGACCGGAGCCACAGCCTCAATCGTTAAGGCCAAGCAAAACGAGATCGCCGCCGCCCCGCCCACATCCGGCGCCGTCTTTGTCCACAACGAAGCCGAGGTGTGGAAGGCCATCAAGCCGGAGATCGGCGCCGACCAGGTAGACGAGGACGGGCGCGCTCTGCGCATGATGATCGCAGCCGGCACAGCCACGCCGCTGCACTATCTAGGCGAAGGCAGCGAGTATAACCGCGCCGTTGCCGACAGCATGGCCGAACCGGTGCGCAAAGCCCACCAGCGCCGCCAGCGCCTGCTAACCGCCATCGTGCGCGACATCCTCAGCGTCGCCATCAGCAACGCCCAGGACGCCGGCATGTTGCAGCGCAGCAGCAAGGGCTACACCATCACGACCAAGTTTCCGGATCTCAGCAGCGTGGACAATCTGGCACTGGCCCAGGCCACCAACCAAATGGCAGAAGCCATGAACAAGTCCATCCCCACCGGCATTATAACCAAAGAAGAAGCCGCAGACTGGCTACGCAACGTCAGCCAGCAGCAGCCCAAGTCTACCACACCGGAGGAGACCACCCAATGACGCCCTTAGAGCGCGCCATCCTCAAAGCCCTCCGCAATCCGGAGCTTTTCAGCGAGCACATCATAGGCCGCCCGCTTCGCCACTACCAGGCCGAGCCAGTGCGCCACATCCTGAACAGCGTCACCCAACGCCAGGGCATCACATACACGCTCATGTTTGCCCGCCAGATGGGGAAGAACGAGACGTCGGCGCACCTCGAGGCCTTCTTGATGAACCGCTACCAACGGCACGGCGGCACGATCATCAAGGCCGCCCCCACCTTGCAGCCGCAGGCCGTCAACAGCCGCTTGCGCCTGCTGACCATGCTCAATAACCCGCTGAACCGCAACGCATGGGCCAACAGCGACGGCTATATCACGCTGGGCAACACTCGCGCCCTCTTTATGTCCGGCCAGCCAGCTGCCAACGTCGTTGGCTTGACCGCCGACCTCTTGCTCGAAGTGGACGAAGCCCAGGACTTCAACGAGGAGAAGTACACCAAAGACTTTCGCCCCATGGCCAGCGCCAAAAACGCCACCACCGTTATGTATGGTACAGCCTGGACAGGCGACACCTTGCTAGAGCATCAGATCGCCGCCAACCAAGAGCAGGAGCAGCGCGACCACCTACGCCGTCACTTCCAATTTGACTACCAGACCCTCGCCGACATCAATCCAGACTATGCCCGCTTTGTAGACGCCGAGCGCCAGCGCCTTGGTGAGACGCACCCTCTTTTCCGCACACAGTATCTGCTACAGAGTATCGCCGACCAGGCCGGGCTATTCAGCGCCGCCCAGGTCGCCCAGCTACACGGCCACCACGCCCGCCAGTCCGAACCCACTGCAGGCAAGACCTACGTCGCCGGCCTTGACCTTGCCGGAGAAGACGAGCAGACAGCGGACAACGCCATCAGCGCCGCCCAGCCCCAGCGCGACGCCGTCAGCGTCACCATTGCCGAGGTGGACTACACCGCCATCTGTGACACGGTCCAAGAGCCACGCCTCAAAGTCGTCGAGCACTACACGTGGACAGGTCGCAAGCACCGCGACCTATACCCAACCCTCGTTGACATCTTGCGCAACGTGTGGGGCTGCACCCGCGTCGTCGTAGACGCTACCGGCATCGGTACCACCATTGCCAGCTTCCTGGCCGACGCCCTCGGCAAAGCCGTCGTCGAGCAGTTCGTTTTCACCAGCCCCAGCAAGTCAACACTGGCCTACGAGCTGCTATCAGCCGTCAACGCCGGTCGCCTCAAGGTCTACACCCAAAACGCCCACCACGACACCGCCGCCACCTTCTGGCAGCAGATCCGCCACGCCCGCTACAAGCTGCACGGCAACCAACTGATGAGCTTCTACGTGCCCGAAGACCAGGGGCACGACGACATGCTCATGTCCCTGGCCCTATGCAACCACGCCGCCAGCGGCCTAACCATCGCGCCGGCAGCCGCCCAGGTCGCCCCACAACGCCAGTACAATGACGGGAGATTCTAACCGTGACCGACGCAGAGCATCTAATCATCTTGCAAGAGCAGCTCGCAGACCACTACCGCCAACACGCCCTCGATGCCGCCCGACCAACCGACGACATGCGCCAGATGTGGCACATCATGTCAATCATCCAGACAGACAACACCGACCTATGGGCACACGTCAAGCTACTCCAAGAGCTCAACGTAGACCTTGCCAACCGTATGGACACCCTTTCAGCCCGCCTACTCGCAACCGAGAACCGCATCAAGGAGGCTCTACCATGGGAGGATCCACAGAGCTAAACGCACTAGAGCGCCGCGTCGCCACACTAGCCGACAACCTGCAGGCCGCCAAAGCGCAAATAGGCAACCTTGAATACAGGCTACACCAGATCGAGGACGCACTCCAAACCAGCGCCGACGCCGACAAAGCGCACAAACTGCCAACCATCGTCAATCGCAGATCGCCAATCGTAAATCGTAAATCGTAAATCAGGAATCGCCAATGCCAACCTACCTTGCCGACCTGGTCGCCAAAGTCCGCATTGACCTGCACGACGAGGACAATACCGCCTACCGCTGGGCCACCACCACGCTACAGCGCCACATTGCCCGCGCCTTGCGCGAATACAGCGCCGTCAGCCCCTACACCGCCCAGCTAACCATGAACGCCACAGACGGCGTGCGCGACTACGCACTCACAGCCCAGGCCGCCATCACAGGCCGCCCCGACGCCGTCGTTGCCGTCGAGTGCCCATACGTCGCCGCCAGCCCCCACTACCCGCCCAGGCTGGTCAAGTACCGCATCTTCGCCAACACCCTCAGCCTGCTCGTGGACGAACCGCCCGCCACCGGCGACGTTATCCGCATCTGGTACACCACAGAGCACACGCTCAGCGACAGCACCCGCACCTACCCCGCCGACGACGAGGACTTGCTCGCACTAGGAGCAGCCGCCTACGCAGCCTTAGAGCGCGAAAGCTACTCCACAGAGCGCATCACCATAGACGACCAGACACAGCTTGAATACCAGCGCTGGGGCGAGCGTTCAATGCGCCAATGGCAATACGAACTCAAAGCCCGCCGCCAGAACACCGCCCAGCGCACGGACACCCACACACACTGGGACACATCGGGGATATGAGAACCCTTGCATCAGCACTCACAGCCCGCCTGACCAAATCCATCAACCACCCAGCCGTCACCGTCACCATAGACGACCGACACGCCGGGGTACACCGCCCACGCTGGGCCACCTTTCTAGCCGACAGCGTACCGGACGGCCCTTCGACCATCTTCATGGCCTATGACGGCGCGCTCGTGCGCGCCCGCGTCAACCCCACCACCCACACCCTGCACATCCAGCGCATCACAGACCCAACGTCAGCCAGCCAGTGGGCGCAGTGGGCGCAACTTGCGACCGGCGTCGCCACAAGCCAGATCGCCGCCGCCTGGGACGGCAACAGCCGCCAATACCTGTTTTGGGCCACCGCAACCGCAATCAGAGGCAGCTACACCGACAACAACGGCGCCACATGGAGCAGCGCCTCCACAGTCGCCACACTCGCAGCCGGCACAACCTGCACCGGCATCTGCGCCAGCCTAAACAGCGGCGAAGGCATCTGTTACCTCTATTACGCACAGCAGACAGCCACAACAGCTACCATCTACCAAATGACCCACCCCGAAACCTCTGGCGTCTGGTCAAGCCCCGTCGCTTGCTCCGGCTGGCAGATCGAGCCGCTTCCACCAAAACCCAAACAGCCGCCCATCATACCACCACCCACCCGCGGC